GGTTGTTAGCAACTGCGTCGTTCATTTGTTGTTCGATCTTACGCATGATGAGAGAGAAAGTGAATTGATTTCCTTGACTCTTTTAATATACATGATTTTGGGGCGCTGTGGGGTGAGTCTGTGCCACTTTGCCCACTGTCCTCATGCCCCCTGGTATGCTGTTGCGTTATCTTTTAGCATGGGAAAGTTGATGCAAACATGTTCACATAGCACGGAACATAATTCCTCTGCTGCATCAGTGTCGAGACCATTCATGCAGCAAAATTCATCAACAATACAATCAATGTCTTCCATCAATTGTTCACGAGCAGTTTCCATTTTGAGGAGATTCATTTTAATTAAGGACATCAGTTTTCGTTGAGAAAATCGTGGAGCGCTTGCTCATATTCTTCTTTTGTATCATAAACACGACCATGAATGATTTTATATGGTTCGTGAATCTTCATGAGTTCTTTGTCTGCTTCGAGAGCAATTGTGCAAGGATCTTTGTACACAGTGAGAGAATCGAGTTGTTGTTGCAAATCAGTGAAAATGTCGTTCATAGTAATAATCAGTCTTGGGTAGTTTCCCACATGTCGTAGAACAAATCCCACGCGGGTTGATCTGCAACGAAGGAGGAACAATCTGCCTGGTCGCAGATCCAATCGTATGCCATATCAATGTCGGCGTTCATATCATAAACATATTCTTGCAGTCCTTGAATTGCACTAATGAAGGCAGGATCTTGCACGAGTGAGATATATTTTTTGCCCTGGTCGTTGGTGACGGTGATGGGCATGGCGTTTGTTCCTTTGTTGTTCATACCAGTATGATGGCACAGAATTGGGGGAAAATCAAGCGGGGTTGGTCCACCTTGTTGACTGTCACACGCGATCGATTGCCCGTTGCAATTGTTCGTTACGCTGTTCAATAACATCCAGCATATTGGAGTTTAACAATTCGATGCCAAGATTTGCACCGAGAATGACAAACAGAGTGATGAAGAAAAGACGCATGATTGTAAATGAAAGATGAATGAGTTAGTGAGAATTAACCGCCGAACATATCGTCGAACAGTTGTTGAGAACTGGTTGCCAATTCTGCACGGTGTTCTTGAATCCAACGCTCTTCATTCTTCATGCGTTGAATTGCTTGTTCACGGGTCAATCCATCGTGCATGATGATTTTACCGTTTGGAAGTTTGTGAAGCATGATTGTTAATTAAGGTGATCAGAAAGGGCAGGTCCAGGTTTCATATTGCTTCATGGTGATGTAACCATCGCGGCAAAGTAGGTCAGTATATACACCCCAAGCATAGCGCATTGCGGGTTTGTCGTTGAGACCTTCGGGCACAGATACTGCCAGAAAGTTTGCCTTTGCTTCTCGTTTGGTCATGGTCTTGGTCATTGGGTTTCCCTCGATTGCTATGAACATAGTATGGCATGAAAAAGCGCCCTCTGGGGGCGCTAGTGGACACTCTGTCAACTGTCTCAACCAAATGCTGCCATGAGCGGATTTAGATTAAGTTGCATTGCAGTATAAGGACGAGTTTCATCAATGTTTACGGGATTTCCTACTTTTTTTGCGTTGATTGGTGCATAGTATTGTTGCTTTCTGGGGGCATAAAATCCCCAGATAGTCCTAACATCATCGCTACTGTAAATGTACTCGCGATGATGCAATAACCAAATAGCAAGCACGCCACGCTTGAAATCTTCGATGGCGTATGAGTATCCTTCTGGTGGTTCATGAATAAAATCAGGGGGTAATTCCATCAATCAGAGAGCATAGATTCACGCTTACAAATGACGCCACCATTGATAACCGAATCGACATATCTGTCATGTTTGGTTGTCTTCCAAGCGCCACCCGCACCCTCATTCAAATTAACAACAATGTCCTCATTTTCCCAGAAATCTTCCCAATCTTTAGGAGAATCTGTCACATCTTGGATATTACTCATTGTCAGAAATCTCCGCGAGACGATCCATGATGGGTCTCAGATCTTGTTCCTCTGAATCACTCAAATCGATGTACATTTGTTCAATACACCAAAGGAGCAAATCTGCCTGACCAGCAGTGAGTTCAACGGTGTTGAATGTGTCGGTTGTCATTGATAGAAAATGAAAGACAATTGTATTTAATCAACATGCAGCAGGCATGTAAGATTGTGGTTCGGTGAGAAAATCTGTCACCTCATAACCATGAATATCGAGACGAGAATTGCAGGTCTCAATCATTTCTTTTTTGTTGAACAATCGCATAGATTGTGTTTCGCCTTTGAACTTCAGAGTGTAGACAAACTTATCAGTCAGAATGTTGTGAGGGCGAAACTCAACAACCATGGAATGACGCTTTGAAGTAAGTTGCATTTGATGCGATTTCTTTGACTCTTCTAATATACGGCAGGAGGGGGGACAATGGGTGGAAATGTGGACACCTTGACAGGTGGCACAACCACTCTGAACCGATTCACATAATTGTATGCATAATGGGTACGATTTCCATGAATTCCCCACCCTAACCAATGATAAGCGTAATTCATATAATACTCGACAGATTTGTCGGGTGTTTTCAAATAACGCTCAAATTGCACCCACTGATTCTCATTCACCATGTAACGCAATTGTGCGTTCAAAGTATCAGGGCTCAGCATATACTTAAGGCAGAAACGACCTAACCCAAGATAACGATTTTGTGTCGTCCATTGAATCAAACCGAACCCACCACGAGTACAATCTCTGTACCCAGTTCTTTGTCCACCCTCACAAATAAGGTGATCAAATTTACTCTCTTGTTTGATATTGCCCATCACAGTTGCAAGGGCATTGATGTTACGAATTCCTCGATGTTGGAGGAACTTGAGTGTATCTTTCTCCGCCTGTGTGCAGTCATGACAGACTACAATAGGAGCAGGAGGATGATCATACATCATACAAATAACTTACTGAAGGAAATACAAAGTAAAAAGGACAGCATAAGAACAACATCCCATGATCTAGTTCTTATGAAATAGGGCACAGATATCGCATCAGCGATAAACATCATTATAGCACCTATTGATGCGCTTATGTGTAGAATAACGAAGTAGGAAATGATGACGAGGCAACTACCTATGACTCGTGCAATCACATCTAATTTCATACAATTTGCCTCTTGATGTTTTTCTCAATTTCTTTCAACCATCGTGCCTTACCTGGTGTTTTTGATGTAACCACCACGGCACCATTCGGTCCATGCCAAGTATAGTGACTTCCGACACGATGTAACACAAACTCATAGGATTTCATCAGTTTTCTGAGATCTTTGTCAATTTTAACGCTCATGCCACCATCTCCAACTTAGGAGCATTAGTAACAGTGAAGTTCATGAAATCGTCACGAGTTACAGACACATTATTAGGCAACACGCTGAACTGATCATACATGATCCAGGCATCTCTGTCTTCTGAGATAACAGCGAAACCGAAGCATCCTGCCATGGGCATCATAAAAAGACCGTGCTTTTCTGCCTGCTTGAGTGATGCAAACCCTCGTGCGGTGATGGTCCAGGTGATGCCAGACTGATCGCCACCGAAGTAAGCACAGATGAAGTCTCGTTCCATAGGGGTTCTCTTGAGTACCTCCATATTATAAACCCCACCGATCAGATCGGCAGGGTTCCTGTGCCAGTTCTACGACTGGTTGCTTTCTCTAACTTTTTACAGACATTTAAGGCAGACTGATAGTTGCGACACCATTTATATTGTTGCCCATTGTGTATAACTACGAATTTTTTGCTATTTTCAACGGGGATCGCGGCAACTGTGCCATCCTTGCTCACATAACCAGAATAACTGCGTTGTGCTTCTAAAATGAGAGAATTTGTAGGAAAATAACTCTGATAATTAAACATTCATGTTGACACTGATGATTTGAACATTGCCGTAAGATGCTCTTACAACTTGTTCAGCACCTTCGCGACTTTGTGCGGGTACAGTAACAGTCTGCTGCCCCAATGTGGGGGAGTAGAAAGTTACATCAGCATAGCGACCAGTCATAGGAATTTAGTGTTGTTTGGGTTATCTACAGAGGGGACAGCAGTCATAATCCTCTCAATTCTATGAGTAGGATTCTCTGCCTGGTATGCAACTTCTGCATCATCTCTAGTTTCAGCAAGAATATATGCTGTCTGTTTCTCACTGCTGCCAGGAACAGTGTAGTAAACGATATGTTTGTGGGTTGCCATTAGTTTGCGAATGAGTGTGCGGGGAGACCATCAACAAAGATAAGATCAATAACTTTCTGGAGACGATTGCGCGTCGCCTGTGATGCTTTGCCACAGAGAGGGACAGTCACAACACCATGAGATTTACGATAGGAGGAGAGATCACCAGGAGTAATCACACCATCGGCAATGTCTTTTGCATCATCTTTATGTAGACGAATGACACGACCAATAGTCTGCGCCATCTCAATCACAGGCAAATTACGCAGCAGGATAGTATGAGTCAAACCAGGCACATTGATGCCCTCAGAGAGAATAGAATAGTGGAAGACGATGAATTTCTTGTCATCATCCTTGCCCCACTCTGTGAGAGTCTGGAAGAACTTATCACGACCAACTTTCTCACGGTTGATATAAGCACCGTGCTTAGATGTGATGTGCATAATATCGTAACCCATCTCGTTCAGACTATCAAGAATGTCTGTACGGGAAAGCATTGCCCACAGCACACGAGTATTGGGAGCAGCAACAAGAATCTTTGCAGATTGTTCCTCATCGAGATCATCGATGATGTTCAATACCATCTCACGATCAACATCGTGCGCGTTCTCCTTGTTACGAACCAGTTCAGTCTCATGCACAACCAACTCGGGAGGAATGATGCTGCCATTGTTGACAAGTTCAGGAGCAGGAACGCTCTCAAGAGTATCACCGAACACAATCTTATTGTTCATGCCGCGAGCATGTGGATTGCGGGAATACTTGGGAGTTGCAGTGAAGAAATAAGCGGAGTTTGCTGCCATAGATGTAGCAGCAACACCGACAAAGTGCGCTTTCTGTGTTGCATTGTGCGCTTCGTCACAATACAGAACATCAACATCGATGCCACTGTCAACAATTTTGTGCAAACTATGGTAGGAAGTGAAGATAATATGATGCACACCTACAGTCTTGCAGTTGTGATCACGATGCATGATGTGATCACTCTTAGTTGTGCGGAAACAGTCAACTTCGCCGCTGTGAACATGCGTAAAAGCAGCAAAAACATCATCACCGAGATATGTTTTGAACTCATTGTAAAGTTGCACCGCGAGAAGAATACGCGGAGCAACAACAACAATGGTCTGAAGTTTGTCAAGAGACTGCAATCGACGCTTGCAATCTTCCATCATGATGACAGTCTTGCCGCCACCTGTAGGAACATATACACAACCCTTGTTTGCGTTCTGGATAGCATCGAGAGCGCGAGACTGGTGGGGTCGGAGTTGCATGTTGTTCTGTGAATTATACGATAATTATAGCAGGTCCATATCCTTGCGGACATGCCCTTGTGACGCTTTGTTGACTGTCTTCCACCATGGGTGCTCCCACTCTTCTTGCTTATTCATATTATTTTCTACCCATCTTTTCAGAGATTCGTATCTCTCCCTCCACATTTGTGCTTCGTCATTCATCTTTGTCTAGTACCTCGATGTGTGATAGGAATTGTCCAGGTTGTTGAAACCATATTGCCTGTGCAAGATCCCACGCATCAACAACAACTGATTGACCATTGATTAACACCACTTTGTAATTGTGTCTATCATAGGGTTCATCCGATGTTTGCTGAAAATATCTAGGATCGTCAGGTTTAATCAGTTGAGTCATCACTCTTATTGCGATGGTTGTATTCTATCACAATTTCCTCATGAATTGTGGTTCTAGTTGTGACAGTGCGTTTGTGAATCTTGTAGTCTGTTGCCAACATGTTCGCAGCAGTATGTAGTTGCCATGCAATTTCACTCTCTCTGCGATCATAATTATCGTCAGTTACAGGTGACTTATTCATTTGAGCGCCAATCCTTACGCATACTCTGATATGTAGGATCGGATGCTACTAAATCACGCACAACTTTGAAGATTGCTGCACATTTTGCCTTCTCATTTGTGAGGGCATCAGGTTCTTGTGGGCGCACTGGTGTGCCACCACGATCACCAGTGTGATAATACGGTGGTTTTGTTACATATTTGCGACCAGACTTGTGGTTAGCATAGCGACGAGATCTTGTGAATCCCATCTCTAAGAACTTGCGACACATATCCATGCCGATGAAGTCTTCATGCTCACGATAATGGCAAAACATGTTATGAATTGCCCGTGATGATTGTTCTGCTACAGGTATACTTCTGAAGCGCCAATGAGCACGAATAGCGTCTGTATAAGGGCGAACCAATAGAACTCCTTGCTCTCCCCTTCCAATACGATAAAGTTTGCGAGTCTCTTCATCTGTAAAGTCAAGAGATTTGTAATCGAGATCATAATCAAACTCTTTCATAATACTGAGTGAGTGGAAAACCATCCTGTGCTGTACAACATTTTAGGGTCTGCTGTATTATCCTGCCGCTCACCTGGTGTCAGTTCTTTAACTGGTAGGTGACCCATACCCATCTTATTTGCCAACTCTTTTACACTAACTGATTGACCAGTCCCAACTGGTACAGGTCCTCTAATCGTACTAACAGCAAGATAACGAATGGCACGACATACATCTTCAACATGAATCCAATCTCTGGTGTGGTTTGTTACATAGGTAGCAGTCTTATCTTCCAACATTCTATACATCATGTCTGGACGACTATTCTCACCATATACTGTCGTCAATCTCATACCGATAGAGTTAGGAGGTGCCATAATCTCGTTGATCCATTTAGTCATTGCATATGGATTCTCCCAGTATTCACCATCTACAGCACTAGATGATGCGTAGATCAACAATGTGTCAGTTTCTCTACACCAATCGAACAACTTCCGCGCTTTCTCTACATTATTCTCATAGAATTTGTGCGGATCATCTAAACTCTCTCGGATATTAGCAAATGCTGCCAGGTGGATGACCAGATCGTAGTCACCACCATTAAAATCGGCAATATCATCAGGAATGTCAATGCCATCGACACATTTGTCACCTAATTGTTCTTGCCAATCAGCATATACATGTCTGCCGATGAAACCTTTGTGTCCTGTAACTAATACTCTCATGAGAAATTGTGTAAGTTGTGCCAGACTGCACCGATGTTCATTTTACCATGGAAATAACCAGCAACAATGACACTAAGCGTTGCTAGTATCACTCCCAGGAACATCAGAATCGGAATTGTTGGATTCTTCAGTTGACTTGAACTCGACGGTGAATCGTGTTGTTCTTTCTCCTCTACTGTTGAGAGTTTCTGTTCGATACCATCTTCCATCAAATAATCCTGCGATGTGATCTAAAAGATTTTTAGCAATAATCTCGTTAGTCGCTACTCTCCAAGGTTTAGTCAACGTAGTTGTTCTCCTTTAACCATTTGTATGTAAGTGGTGTGGGTTTATAATCACTCCACATTGTTCCTGCGGCACAAGATTTAAGAGCTTTCTCAGTCATACCTTCAGTGTGACCTGCCCAGTATGCTTCTTTTTCCCAAGGAATTGCTGAAGGAGTAGAAGCATAAGCACTCTTTGCAATCGCTTGATACATCTTTGGAACATCTTCTTCATTCATGATAATAGCAATGAAGTTGTTCTTAATACTACCTGCCATACAATCTTGAGCAGCGTGCCATCCTTCATGACGCATCACTGACATCATAGTTCCAGGACAACAGGAAAATACTTTTCATCTGCTAGAAAAACTTTAGCTCCGACTGCATTAAGTGATCGGACGAGAGAGTTAAACTCATCAGCAACAATATCGTAATTAACATCAACCAAGTAGTCATCTTTGTTGAGGTCAGAGACTGTTTTAAGTTCTTTAACATGGTCAGTACATTCTCGGAGTAACATACATCCCATAGAGTGCATGGAAAAGTACTCATCATCTTTAATTGGATCTGCTAATACTGGAGCAGAGATAAATGCTGCTGCCAGAGCCATCATAAGTTTTTTCATTGAAATTGTCCCATACCGGTGCCAGAGTTCCATTCATTTTTTCCTTCCTGATAGTTTTCAGATCCACCAGGAGGATCAATGTGTAGAGTAGTCGATTGATTTTTAGTTGCCATCTCATACATGACCTGATGAATGTTTTCAGGTTCTTTACTTTGAGACTTGAGTGCTTCTTCTTTCTTTAGTGCAGTTTCCTGCTCCATGTAATCCTTTTGGATTTCAGTAACAACAGGGTTTTCATTAGAAAACCAATCATCATGTGGAGTCAACACAGGAGCAGGAACTCCAGTGTAAGGTGCATAATAATTCAGAGCATCATTGGTAAATGCTTCACCCTCACATTCTACAACCGTTTCATCGATTGCACACTCAATCTTCTCTTTAGTAATATTTTCAGAGAAAAGCTTTTTGATTAGTTGTTTGATCATGTCTGCCAGTAATAGTGAAAGAAGTTACCTTTGGGATGACACATCGGGTCTTCAGATTCAACCCGATACCTCAGCATACGTTGACCTTTGAAATCAGTTCTGTCACCGATGATACTGTATGCCGTAATAAGTTTTTCTTGCCCTTCTTTAGACCGCAGTCTAGCAACTGTATTAGGTCTTGCAAAGGGTTGATACTTCATTCCCTCATATTGTCCAGGAGCATATACAACTCCTGCCACAGTATTTGGAAACTTTGGAGATCTGACTCTGTTGAGGATTGATACAGCGACACAGTATTCATCCATGGTTCCTGTTGCTGCTTCCACTTGAATTGCCTTGGCAAGATATGTGTAGTCAGCAGGAGTTAATGCTAGAATTGTTTCTAAAATCATAAGAATAGCTAAGGTTTCCGATGAACCTCCACAGAGTTATTCTACTGAGAACTCATCGGGTTGTCAAGTACATACGATATAATTTATCCTCCAATCGATACGCTTCAATTTCCCATGGTTGTTGACGA